GCGTCGCGAAGGCGGCCGTTGGTGTCGACGCTGAACCCGTCGAGGCCGGGCGCGGCGCCGGCGCGGACGCCTTGCCCGAACCCGACGCCGGCGGCCTCGCCCTCGGCGATGAACTGGCCGCGGATGTCCCGCAGCCGGCCCTGCGCATCGCGCTGGAAACCGACCATGTCGCCTCGAGCGCCGGCCAGGCCGCGGCGCCACCCGTCGTTGCGGACGCTCATCGTGGCGTAGAGCTCGCCGAGGTTCAAAGAGGACACGCGTCGTCACCTCCTCCGGGGGGTTGGAGTGCTGGGGGGAGTCGGCGACGGCGTGAGCTTGCGCTGTATGCGCGTGTCCGCCTGGAGGAGCCCGCGGATACGGGCGATGAACCAGCGCCACGAGCGGCGCTTGAGGAGACCGGGCTCGGAAAGGTCGATCCCGTATTCGCTGTGCATGTCCGCTTCGATGAGTCCCCAGTGCTTACGGAGGACTCGGTCGAGGGTCAGCGGGGCGGGTTCGTACCACTCGTAGAGGCCCGACGGTTCGAACCGCTTGCCGCACCCGTACCGGTCTTCTTCTTCGAGCCAGACTTTCGGGTAGCTCGGCGTTCCGCTCGGTTCGCCGGCTCGGGCTCCTCCGGGGCTTTTCCCTGCCAAGCCTGCTCGGCGCGTTCGGAGTCGGCGAGAATCCAGGCCAGCGCGGCTTGCCCGGCGCGCTTCATGCTCGGCCACTTGACGCCGTCGGACATCATTTCGTCGAACGTGTTGGGCCCGAAGACCTTGCGGAGGAAATCGCGCTCCTCGTCCTCGTCGAGCTCGCCCTCGTCGGGGTCGAGGCGGCCGTCGTAGATCGCGGCGCCGATCTTCATTTGCTGCTGCAACCACAGGCCGGTGTCAGCGTCGGGGGCCTCCACGATGTAGTCGCGGCCTTGGGGGTGCTGCTTGGACTTGAGCGGGATAACGAGGTCCTCGTCGAGGAATTCGTCGAGCTCGGAGAGACGGGGCATTGGCGGGGCTCCTAGATGTAGACGTAGTTGTCGGCGGGCACGTCGGCCGAGGGGCCGGCGGCGGTGGTGACCTTGACCTGAACCGTCGAGGCGGCGACGGCCGGCGCAATGGCGGCGATCTGCGAACCGGCCGAACCGGGGATGACCTCGAAGTCGGTCGCGGCGACGGCGCCGAACTCGACGGCGGTTGCGCCGGCGAGGTTCGCGCCGGAGATGACGACGAGGGTGCCGCCGGCGGCCGGGCCGGTCGCGGGCGACAGGCCGGTGATGACCGGGAGCGGGTTCGTGTTGAGCGGGTTCGTGATCCGCGTGAGAACCGGGTTGCCGGCCCACGGCTTGAAGGTGAGCGCGACGCGGTCGAGCTGCTCGTCGTCGCCGGCCTCGGGCGCCCACGTGACCAGGGCGTAGCCCTCCCATGCGTCGTCGGCGCCGAACCGGTCGTAATACCTCAGGTGAACGACGGTGCCAGCGCCGAAGACGGTCACGGCGCGGGCCTTGAGGTAGGCGTGCACGGGGTCGATGACGTACGTGACGTCGTCGGTCTTGTGGCTGATCTTGGATTCGATACCCCACTCGAGGGCGGTGCGCGTGTAGCCGATCGCGCCGGCCGAGCCGTAGTCGCTGTCGCGCTGCTCGACGGGGGTGAACAGGTCTTTGAACTCGAGGAGTCCGGGATTCTGGCTCCACACGGGGACCGCGGCGGGGTACGCGGTGTCGATCTCGAGGATGAAGCGGCGCGCGAGCGTTGTCGCAGATTCGCCCATTGGGTAGCTCCTAATCGTTGCGGAGCGCGGTCACGTGCCGCGCTTGGATCGTGAAATTCGAGGTGAGCTCGAGGCGGTCGTTGCCGTCGAAACCCAAGGTCGCGCCGGAGGTGTAGAACATCTGAGAGACGGCGACGCCACCGAAGCGCGTGAACGGCAACCCGTTGAACAGGTCGCGGAAGTCGTCGCGCAAGTCCTTCGCCGAGGTCGGGTCGTTGGCGGCGCCGCGGAAGCGTGCCTGTAGTAGGACCGTGGCGTCGCCGGTGTTGTCGTCGTCGACGAGGTACTCGTCGAGGACGATCACGCGGTCGGGCGCTGGCGGCCGGCGGGCAATGAGGATGCCGGCCTGGCCCGCGGTATAGATCCCCTCGGGGTTCCATTCGCCGACGCCGTGCTCGGCCGAGTAGGTGGCGATACCGGTAAGGAGGTCACTCGTCCACGCCACGGGGTCACCTCCTCGCGGTGTCGAACGGTTAGGCGGCCGTGGCCTTGCGGATCTGCGCGGCGATGATGGCGAGGATGATGTCGGCCTGAATCCTCATGGGCGCCTCGAGGTATTTCGCTTGCCGCCCGGGGTCGTGGCGGTAATCGAGCTCCTCGTGTTGCCGCACGGCGTAGGGCGTTGCGAACGACACGGCGCTCATGAACTTGGAGGCGTCGACGCTCGCGACGCCGGAGCGCTCGAGCGTCGCCTCCTCGATCGGGACGATTGCCTGGGCCTCGTGAAGGAGGTGTAGCGCGGCGAGCCACAGGCCGCGGACCGCGGCGGCGTCGACCTTGTCGTTGACCTTGTCGCCGTGCCAGGTGAAACCGACGTCCATGCGGCTACTCGCAGGCGATTTCGCGATGGTGCGGAAGTGGAAGCGCGCCCCCGTCGAGGCGGGCCGAGGAGATGACGCTCGTCGTCTCGCCGTCGGGGAGCGTCACGCGCGAGAGCGGCGGCGCGACGGTGTCGAGGTCACATCGGAACTGGGATTTCGAGGTGACCTCGTTGCCGTCCTTGTCGCGCACGGTCTTCGTGGTCTGCTCGAGCATTCCCCACACCTCGGCGCCGGGCCCGAAGCGCTGGCGCCCGTATCCGTCGGTGCCGAGGTAGGGCTCGACGATCACCTTGTGCTGCTTGAAGAATGACGGGAATCCGCTCATGGGGTCTGCGGCTCTCCGTTGGTGAGGTTCTGCGCGCGCAGTATCTGGAGTACGCGCGCGGCGTAGGTGACGCCGCCGACGACAACCTCGGGCGAGGCCTTCCCCTTGGTGAGCGCGACCGTGCCGATCTTGACCGAGGTGTACCCGGCGGGGATCTCGCCGGCGGCGAGGCCGGCGGCCGGGTCGATACCGTGCGAGGTCTGCGCGATCGTGGCATCGCGAAGTGCTGCAGCAATATCGGGCTCGAGCGGTTGGTCGTCCTCGTCGACGTCGTAGATCGCCGAGACGATCAGGTCGTCGATGTCGCGGGATGCGATGGCGAGCCGGCCCTCGATGTCGTCCGGCGCCGCGGCTTTCCCGTAGGGAGAGGCCCCGTATTGGGCCGACGTCGCATAGACCGGCTGCGCCATCGCTACTCGGCCCCGTTCTCGGCGCCGTCGCCGTCGGCGCTGGTGTCGGTGTCCGCCTGGGCGGGTTCGGCCTTGGGCTGCTCGGCGGCGAGCGCGACGCCGCCGGCGATACCGGCGGGCGACTCGGCGTACTTCTTCATGGCGGCGGCCGTCTTGCGGTCGTCGACGTCGGCGACGCCGTCGGCGAAACGGACCTTGTAGCCCTTGCCGACGACGAGGAGCTCGGGGTACTTAGCGCAGGTGAAGCGCATAACGTTCTGTCTCCTTAGGAGGTCGTGAGGTTGGTGATCTTGCCGTGGGCGCGCTCGTTGCCGTAGGCGAGACCGACCTCGCCGTAGAGCTGGACGCGCTCGTTCGCGCCGGTCTTCGCCAGCGGCTCGGCGAAGAAATGGCCCTTGCCGGGGATCTCCTGGTACACGGGGGTGCACTGGTCGAGGGACACGACGGCGACGGCCGAGGTCGGCATGTGCCGGTTGAGCATCAGGTTCAGCGTCCCGAAGTCCGTTTCGATGGTCTGGACGCGGACGCCGCCGACGGTGCGCGAGGCCTCCTGGTAGCCGGCCTGGGTGATGAAGATGTCCGAGAGCTGCCGCTTCTGGTAGGCGTTCGCCATGAGGGTGGCGGTCTCGGATTCCTGGATGCCGCCGTTCTCCCACACCTGCTGCAGGAGATCGAGGGTGAGGTCCTTGGTCAGCGGACCGGGCGCGCCGGCGCCGGCGTCGACGGCGAGGACGTTGGTCGTGGTCGCCTCGAGGATGCCGCGGGTCTTGCGCGCGGTGGCGTTGTTGGCGGGCTTGACGTAGGTGCCGTTGATGAACGACCACTCGATGTCCCTGACCATCTGCTTGAGCATCTGCTCGACCTGCCACTGATCCTCATTGAGAACCGGGTTCGCGAGGTCGTTGTTGACGCCGGACTTGGCGCCGGTCGCGGCGAGCTTGGTGTAGCTCACCTCGACGGCCTCGTGGTGAATCTGGCAGATGTTCGCGACGTTCGCCCGGACGCGGGACTCGGGCGTGGGGGCGTTCGCGCCCTCGAGCTTGGTGTTCTGCGCGGCGGCGCGGAGGTCGAAGGTCTCCCACTCGAATTCGACGGCGGTCGTCTGCCCGCCACCGGTGAGGCCACCGATCGCGCTGAAAAACGGCGTGTCGGCGGGGGTGAGCTGGTGCAGGATTCCGGTGTAGTTGGGCAAGTTGTAAGTCGTGCCCATGCCAGTGATTCCGGCCATTGTAGAAACTCCTAAATGGTTCGTGGGCACGCTGCGTGCCCGGGGTTACTGCCCGCCGTTGGCGAGCTTGAGGTTTTCGAGGCGGATCACCTCGTGGATCTGTCCGGCCTTCTTCGCGGCGGCGATCTGGACGTCGAGCGGCGCCGGCGGCGCGGTCGGGCCGCCGGGGAAGTCGCCACCGGAGCGGCCGGCGCCGGGCGCTGGCGCAGTTGACTTGAGGCGCGGGTTCGCGTCGACGGTGGTCTTGACGAGCGCCTCGACGGCGGTCGCGAAGTCGCCGGCGCTGGGGTCGAGGGCGGCGAGCTTGCCGCCGTGGGCGAGGACTGCGGTAACGAGGTCCTCGTCGGCCTCGCACGCGCGAGCGGCCTTCTCAACGGCGCGTTCGATCTTGAGCTGTCGGGCCTCGACCTGCGCGGCGGTGAGCTGCTGGGCGAGCGCGGCGGGGTCGGGCTGCTCGTTGCCCTTGAGCCCGAGGGCCTGGGCGATGGCGTCGAGCGTGGCCGCCTGGGCGAGCTCGGCGTCGCGGGCCTTGACGCGGCTCGCGGCGGCCTCGTCGCGCAACTGCTTGACGTACGCCTCGTCGAAGGTCTTGCCGGCGTCGCCGGCGGCGGGGTCGGTCACGGTGCCGGGCGTCAGCGGGTCCTGCCCGCTGGGCGCTGGCGGTGCGACCGGGGTCGGGGGAGTGGTCGGCGCCGGCGCGGTCGGGACGATCGGCGGCGCGGTCGGGTTGGTGATCGGGTCGGGCATGGTGGTTGTCCTCCTGGGACGTCCGGTGTGGAGTCCTCGCACCTGGCGAGGACGAGCTCGGCCGGCGAGCGGCCGAGAGTTCTTGGCGGGCACGGCAAAGGCCCGTCAGCGGGTGCTAACGGGCCTGTCGGTGCGGTGCTGGTCTAGTCGAGCTCGGCGTCGTCGCCGTAGTCGGTGACGTCGTCGGTCTCGGCGAGGTACGCGCGGACGAACGCCAGCGCAAGGCGCCGCTGCTCGGGCGTGCCGTTCGCGTTGTACGGGCAGGCCGTGACGGGCCGGCCGCGGCGGGCGGCCTCGATGGCGAAGCGGCGGGCTTGCTCGAGCTGCTGCGCGGTGACGGTCATTGGCCCTGCCCTCTGCGGTGTTCGACGTGGCCGAACAGCTCAGTTCGAAACTGCGTGAACGTCATGCGGCCGTTGGCGTCGAACCACTCGAGGAGGTCACCCGAGGCGTACTTGCGCGCCCGCGCGGCCGGGCCAGAGAAGAGCGACTTCGGGTCGATGCGCCCGTTTCGGCCTGCGGGGGAGAGCATGTGGCCGCGGGTCGCGTTTTCGGCGGCGAGATAGGCCACGTCGACGTACTCGCGGTACAGACGCTTAATGGTCTGCTCGCGCGTCTCGCCGTGGGACCGTTGGGCGTCAATCACGGCGGCGTGCTCTTGGCGCGCGAGCTCGTCCTCGTCGACCTCGTACACCTCGGCGTACGCCTGCGCCCACGATCGCCCGGCGTCGACGAGTTCCTCGACGCGCCGTTGCTCGGGGGTGAGCTCCTCGGCCGGGGCCGGCGCGGGCCGGGGCGCGCGGAGGGCGGCGAGCTCGTCGGCGACGGCGGCCTCGCGCTGGCGGATTGCCTCGGCGCGCCGGTCGCGCTCGGCTTGGATGCGCTCGAGGACGTCGGGCCGGTCGGCGTAGTCCGCTTCGTACTTGTCGAGCCAGCCCGAGCCGATGCTCTCGAGGGCGACGTCGGCGAGCGGGTCGGGCGCGCTGGCGGCCTCCTCGTCGCGGCGCTCGAGCTCGCCGAGGATCTCCTCGAGGAGCTCGGGCCGGTCGCCGTACTCGCTGGCGAGCGCGAACAGGTCATCATCCGAGCGCGCGGCGAGATCGCCGAGGTCGACCGGGTCGGGCAACGTCGGCTG